TCGTTCCATTGACTGTTAGCTGCAGAAGTTATACCAATACTAGTAAAGAAATCAGACAGAATTTTAGTTCTATCTTTACTCATTCTTTCTAGTATCTCAGAACTCCATTTTCTAACATCACCAGCTGCTTTAGGACTTATCAAAGCTGCATCATGAACAGGTATTCCCCAATCATATTTATCCATTACTTTTTCACTGATAAAATTCATAACAATTGAATCTAATCCATGAACTAGTCCTGTTACAAACCAACGTCTAAATTGTTTTAAATCAGGTACTTGCTTAGTATCAGTATGCAGAACTACGTTGTATCTTTTATCTATAGAATCCCAAACTTTATAAGCTTTGGTTTTCTCTCCTACGTTTCTAAATCTGTTACAAGAGACATCAAATTCGTTATCCCAAATCTTAATTTTCATTTCAGAAGATGGGTTAGCATTATTTATAATAAATTCTTTAAACAGATTAGCCACACCGAAAGCACCAGTAGTTAACTCTTTATTTACTACTGCTACATGCTCTGCCGTATACTGCATGTTGTTATCTTGCCACAACTCATGACATTGTTTAGAACTCCCATATAGCATAGGAGTCATAGACTTTTTAATCATGTTTCTAGGAATACCTTCAACACTCCAAGGGTCTTGTAATGTTTCTCCTATAACATTAGTCATTTCCATAAGGCGTTTATCATTAAGCAAAATACCCATAATCTGTAACATTGAAGCTGAATAATCTAACTCAACAGGAACAGTCCACTTGTACTCGTTATCAGAGCTTCTGTACTTCTCTGTATCAAGAGATAAGTATCTAAGAGCCTTACTGCCTTCACTAATCATGAAATAAGCGTCTAGGTCTTTATACAGTCTTTTAATCCACACTAATTCATGTAGTTCTTTTCTATCTTCTTCTAAACTTAAATCTAATTCAGGTAAATTGTTATTAATATAATCTTGTTTTCCACATTCAATTTTAGCTTGCATGTCACCTGTACCAGACGCATAACTACTGGTAAGCTCGGCTATAAATAAGAACACTGCGTTAACTTCATTTTTCATAATATTTCCTTAGATTTAGCGGGAACTTAATCCCGCACAAGTTATATATTTGCTAAGCTGTAAGCCAGTTTTGTTACTTGATCTTTTACATAGTCAAAGTTTCTGTAAATATGGTCTTGAGAAATACGAGCATCATTTGGAAAACTGTAAATATTATTAGGAGCTAAATCCCTTAACTGATTACAGTCAAAACCAAACCACCAAACTTTAGGGTTAGCTACATCTCCAGTATGACAAATACTTTCTTTTTCATTTTCAGATGGATCGCAAAAGTCACTGAACGTAAGACCTCCATGAACATAGAAGTCATCATAACCATCAGCTTCTGACTCGTTATAATTTAAACCGTACTCTTTGTGGCTAGGAGGAACTCCAACATAACCACACAAAGTTCCTAGCCCATTTCTTACAATTAAACAGTCTAAACTAGTAGTTTCATCTATCCATTGAGCTTTATCAGGTTCATTGTCATCTACAACACCCGCTAACCAATTACTTCTATCTTGTGTTTGCCAAGTTTTCATAATGTTTCCTTTTTTATAAATAAATATTTTGGGTTAGAATCAATTACATCAGCTATCAGAATTTAATGGTAGTTCACTAAATTCCTAATTTCATATGTAATTATTTAATACGATTCTCAAGTGCTTTAATTAAAAACTCGGCTAAATCAAGTCTGTATTTAAGTTGTTCACCTGAGTAAAGATTTTCACGTTTCCAATAAAATTCTTCAGGAGTTAATTTTTTATTATCCGAAGGTATAGGGTAAACTATATCTCCTGAAAAGTATCTCCATTCTGTATAACGAGGTTCAAAATCAAAATATAATTCTAAATTATTGCATAAACCCCATCTAGTATTTGCTACTTTTTTGTTTTCTATAAAGTGTTTTAAATCTTTTATATGAATTGTTTCATCTTTCATATTAATTCCTTTTCATTATTCGTAAGTTATAACTAAAGCAGCTCTAAAGTCTTTATTTCCGATAGGGTTAGCTACTTTACTTAAGCAACTACTTATAGCCCTACCTCTGCTGTCACTAACACTTTCTCCAGTACTGAATACTTCCATATCGTTATCTTTATGGTAGTCGTAAATACCAGTACTCACATTATCGTAAGTGCTTGAATTACATTTCATTTCTGGGTACATGTGACGTATCTTATCCATAGATTTAGTTAGATTAAGTTTTACTGCATCTTTGTATTCATTTAACGCTTCCATATCGTAACCAAACTGGGTATTACCAGCTTTCATGAAACCATTTCTAACTATTCCTGTTTTCTTAATTTTTCCGTTCTGCTTAACTACATCTGCTTTAAATGCTTCGTTAAAGGACAAGGTATATTTCTTGTATTTAAACTTAGCTTTTACAGCTTGTAACTCATCAGGTGTTACATACTCTAGAAGCTTATCTTCTTTAATTTCTAAAGACACCCACTTGCGTCCTGTAAGACTGTGACTTTCTATCCATCCTTGATGACTAAGCCTTCTTACCAAATCGTTGTACAGTTCTTTTCCAAGCAATCCATACCAATGTATTCCGTTAGTATCATTATCATTTAAGTAGTTAAACCAAACTACTCCCCAAAACTTTCTTATAAGTTGTTCATCGTCTGGATACAGTTCAAATATCTTATATCCAGGATACTGCAAACTACCGTTCAATATGTCTTGTTTCACGATTATTCTCCAAGTTTTAGTGCTTCGTATAATTAATTTTTCTTTCTTTAAGAAACTCCTCTAACCACTGTCTAAACTGTCCTGAGCAACTAATTAATATTTCATCTTCAACTATGCTTATTTCTCTTGAATACTCTCTTCCAGGAAAGTTTGCATACATTAAATTTTCTTCGTAAGTTTCATCAAATTCTTCGTAAAAACCTACTCCTGCTTTCATTAAATCTGTTTGTTTTATATTAAAATCTGAACTCATAAACTTCTCCTATTCAAGGTCTGATTTACTAACATGGATGTAATGTACTAAGTTTAATATTTCTTTTACTGTTTCCTTAATGTTCTATCTTACAAATAAAAACAGGAGACTAATGCCTCCTGCTTATTTAACTACTGTACTACTTACGCTTCAAAGCCTGCTTCAGCTATAGCTTCAGATGCTGAATCGAAGTCTTGTATTGCTTTGGTTTCAGCTTTTACGTATTCAAGCTCAATGTTGTTAGCAGTAATCTTAGACGTATCTATAACTACTTCAAGCTGACTTTGCATAATGCTAACGCATGATTTTACTGCATCTACATTTGCTGGCTTGGCTTCTACTAGGACGTTGTTGTTTCGGCTGTAGTAAGCTGGATTACCGAATGCTTCTACTAGCTGACCTAACAACTCACTGTTTAAGTTTGTATGTGCTAGTAGTAACTCTTTGTGTTCAGCACACGCATACAAGATACCTGTTGCTAATTCATAGAGGTTATCTACTTGAGCACCATAACCGTAACGATGACTTCCTGCCCATACTCGGTTAGTACGAGTTTTAGTATTGTGTACAGGCATTGAGCTAATGATTTGGCTGCATTCTTTGATTAGCGTTTGAAGCTTTTCGCTATTTTCTGAAGACATCATTAATTTAGCTTTGGCATTTAATAAATCTTCACTAGATTCAAGCTTGATTATTGCTTGTAATTTAGCGATTTCTGCTTGTTCTTTTATTTTGGCTAAGTTGGCTTTAGTTAGTTCTGCTACTTTGGCTTTAAGCTGTTCTATGTTTAGTTGTGACATTTTTCATTTACCTTTAAGTTAGTTGGTTGGTTTTAATTTTATTAATTAATTACTAATTTTAATTGAACATGTACCGTTATTAGTAACTATATTTCTGCGTTCTATGTTGCCTAAAACTAAATCACGAACGCATTTCGATTCAGCTTGGTACACTTTTAGATCTGCTTCTATTGCTTTTGTAAACATGTACATAGTAGAAACAAATGCTATTGCTATTACTGAAAACATAAATAATTTTGAATATCTCATAGCTACTCCTGCTGTCTTTCTTTCTTTCTTTCTATCTTAGGCTGAAACTAAAGCTGAGACACTAACCTCAGCCTTAATTCATTATCGGTATACCCATTCAACTACTCCATTACGGACTAGGTATACTTTTCTTAAGCCTGCCTTATGACAGACTCTTTTAATTGTACGAATACTTAAACTTGTGCTAGTTCTCATGACATTCTCCTATTGCTGAGACATTAGAGCTTTTAGTCTTGCTTCTGCTTCTGCATACTTAGTAACTAAATCATCATCTAATCTAGCATTTAAGACAACCATTTGTTCTGCATGATGAGTAATAGAAGCCGCATCTAAACGCTTAAGATTACGTTGTGCAATTTTACGACCTGACTCTATACCATCACCTAAGATAGCGAACAAGCCGTACCAAACACAAAGACCTACTACTAATACTACAATACCTAACATTTCCATAATATTTTCCTTTAACTAGTTAATTAATTAATCCAGTAACCTACAGCCAATAGCCATAAGTCCATCATATCGTAAGGATAGTGTGAAAGGGTTTCTATGTTTTAAGTGTGAAAGAAAAAACGAATAACCCGTTAGGGTTACTCGTTATATGCGTTAAGCATTAGCCAAACAAGCTTATTCTTTGGCATGTACTCTTCGATCTCGAAGTACTCGCGTAGCACTCTTTGATGCTTAGCGACCAGGGATTCAATGGCTTTATATTGATTCCCGCTCTCAGGCGATATACCTTCTTCGCCTAAAGCTTTGTTTAAAAGCTTAACTGCTTGCTCACCTGTGACGCCAGACTGTTTCTTGAAACTAGTTTTAGAAATTGACATAATTTATACCTTAAGTTGATTTATCACACCGCAAGGATTAAAAGGGAGACTCACCGAAGAATGAGGGGGGGTATCCATTTGCTTAAGATTGCGTAGTAAGAGTACTACTCCCGTAATAAATATTTAAAATTTCGTATACAATTTTGCTGAACCGCTTTCCGCTTAATAAAAACCTAAATTTAATACCATGATTGCCCGTAGTTATGCTTCTACCAAAAAATATAAATTTATAAATAGAAATGTTAACAGATTGTTAAGATCATCTAAGAAGTAGCCGTAAACCACCAGTAGATATGCCACCGTTAAAAGAGGGCTTAAATTGTACGTTTTTTGTACTTGTACACAGAAAAGGGTAACGTCCATATATAAACACTTATTGTATGTTCACCTTTGGGTTTTAAGGAATAAAGAGTGGGGAGTAGTTATGCAACCGTTAAAAAGGGTAACTGTTACCTTTTTGTATGTACAAATTAGTGAATGTATTTTGTTTAGTAAATAAATTGTACATTATTAGCTGGTTATGTATACTTATTCAAATTGTAGAGGATAAGGAAAACGTAAAAATGAGTATAACGGTTAGAGTAAGTGAACAAAATGTTAATTTGTTAAATATATTAAAGAAAGACTTTGATGTAAATTCTTATGATAAAGTACTTAAAAGATTAACAGAAGGATACTTAAAAAAGCATTATGCGGATACCGATAAAGGGTTTGTATCTAAAGGAGCAGTAGTTGAAATAGAAGATAGAGTAGTTTTTATTAAAGAGGTGAATGAAGATACTGTTTGGTTTAGTGATGGATCTAGCATATTTAATAGTAGCATGGCGTGTAAAAGGATTAATGTTTTAGCAAATAGTGTTGAAGAATTTGAAGGAGAAATAAAGTAATGGAGTTTAGAACAACAAATAAAGAAAAAGGATTACAGTACGATAAGTTTGCTTTATTGACTATGATTTATACTCCAGAGGGTTTTGAAGATTTAAAAAACGATATTAAAAAGAACGGTCAAATAACTCCTATAGTATTGAGAGAAGGTTTTATTTTAGATGGAAGACACAGGCATAAAGCGTGTAAAGAATTAGGAATAGAAACTAAGTATATAGAAACAGGTGTAATAAGTGATGAAGAAGCCCTAGATTTAGTGATTTCTAATTCTATACAAAAAGATACTAGATCTGATGCAGCTAGAACAGAAGCGTACCTGATTTGTAAAGCTAAAGGAGTAGCTAAAAACGAAATGAATAAAGTATTTAAAAGAATAAATTTAAATTATGTAAAAAAACTATCTTACATAGAAAAAGAAAACCCTAGGTATCTTGAAGCGCTGCTTTCTCATAAACAAGTAAAACTGTATAGCAAAGAATTTGATAAGTCCGATAACTATGGGACTATAAATGGAATATGGAAAGTACTTAAAATAAATGAACAACTAAAAGACGAAGTAGTTATAGTAGGTTCTGAAGAATCTGGTCAACAATCTTATGATTTTAGTGTAGAAGATTTTTTAAATAATCCGTATGCAATAAAAGAGTATTGGGATTTTTATAGTTTAGGAGCAAAGTCAGGAGTAAATTTACACCCTAAGTCAGAATTAGGGAAAAAGCTTATGACTCTTATAAAATCTAAATATGTATACGCTAGTAAAATAGATTCAAAAATTAGAGGATATAGACCTGATTTAGCTATTTACGATGATGTTGAAAAATAAATATATTTTGAAATAAAAAAAGTGCTGTGATACGATATTTAACATACTTAACAATACACAGATAGTGCAATGACAGAATTAGTTACATTAGACGGATTAAAAAAAGCTCTTCCTAATAGGAAAAATACTATAACTCAAGAAGCTGTAGATTTAATAAACAGCAGTGTTTCTGATCCTGAGTTTCAAGGAGAGCCTCTATTAAAAACTGCTATTACTTATGAATCTGTTTTAAAGAAAAACAAAGCTTCTATCCCTGAATATTTAAATGCAATAAAATTTTGTGCTTATTTAAGTACAGAAAAAACTACGTTTGTTGAAGCTTACACTAAAGTGTTTTTTCATAGAGATTTTGTTAGTAAGAGAGCTAATAAACCTACAGACAGCACAGAGTACATGGAATTGTGCAGTGCTTCTTCTAGATATAGAAAATCTAAATTAGTAGTAGATATTCTTACTGTTAGCCAAGTACCTTTAGATTTGATGTTTTCTGGATACAGGTATAAAGCTATAGGCGTATTAGCAGATATTATGGAAAACGGTAGATATGATAGAGATAGAGTATCTGCTGCTAAAGAACTTCTTGTAGCTACAAAAGGTCCAGATAACGTAAAAATAGAATTAGATGTAGGTATCAAAGAATCTAGCGCAGTACAACAGTTAAATGACCAATTAGCTGAAATGGCTATTAGACAAAAAAGAAACTTAGAAAGCGGTGTAAGTACTCTAAAAGACTTTGGTTCTATGAAAGTAGTTAATGATGAAGATGTAATTGAAGGAGAGTACACAGATGGAGATGAATAAAACTAAAGTAGCTGAAGCAGTAGATAAAAAATTAGAAGAAATCTATATTCCATCAGAAGCTGCTCTTAAATTTATAAGTTTTATTAGAGCTACAGGGAATGAAGACCTGCCTTCTCCTGAAATTCATTACAAGATGGGGGATAAGCTTTTTAGCAGTAAGGAAGAAGATAAAAATGTATTAGAAGAATGCTGTAGAGGAGTAGGTAAATCTACAATAGCGGAGTACGCAGTAATTTATGCAGCGGCTATGGGAGAGTGGCCTGGATTTGGAAAATGTCCTTTTATAATATTTTTAGGCGCTAGTGCTGAAGGAAACGTAAAATCTTTTTTTAAGAACGTAGCTAATAAAATAGAAAGCTCAGAGTTTTTAAAACAAGTAATAAAAGTAAAACGAGTAACAGATAAAGAAATAGAATTAGTAAACTCTGACGGAATAGAAATGTTTATAGCAGGGAAAGGAATGAACGTGAATTGGCGTGGAGCTAGATCTCCGTCTGGTCACAGACCGAGCGTTCTTTTAGCAGATGATATTTTGCATAACGATTCAGCAACTTCCGAAACAATAAGAAATACAATTGAATCAAACTGGTTTGCGAGTGCTCTACCTGCGTTATCTCCTAAACATAAAGTCATATACATAGGAACTCCTATTAACGAGGACGATCTTCTGCATAAGCTCAAGAACAGCGGCAGTTACAGCGTAGTTAGATTTCCGCTATGTGATAGGTTTCCAGTACCAGAAAATGAATACAACAGTGTATGGCCTGAAAACTTCACCTATAAATATGCTTTGGATATGTACAATCAGTACAAGTCTGCGGGAACTACTCAGTTATTTTATCAAGAGTACATGCTAGAAGTTACAGACTTATCTACTCTTTTAGTAGAAGAAGAAGACGTACAGTGGTTTGATCCAACGTTGGTAATAAAAAATAAATATAACTATAATTTCTACATTGTTACAGATTTTGCTACTAGTTCTAAAAAATCGGCAGACTTTTCTACTATAGGAGTAGTTGCTATATCCAGCAATAACGACTGGTTGTTGGTAGATGGGCAATGTAAAAGGCAGGGAATGCAAGAAAACATAGATGATACCTTTAGGTATGTTAAAAAATGGAATCCTTTAAGCGTAGGTATAGAGAGTTCAGGGCAACAAGGTGGATTTATTTCAATCATGCAAGAAATGATGATGAAATTGAATATTTGGTTTACGTTTGCAAAGAAAAAAGGAAGCAAAGAACCAGGAATACGGCCTATGAAAGATAAGTTTCACAGATTCGTTACTGGAGTACAGCCTAAATTTAAACAAAATAAAGTATGGCTTCCTAAACCAGAAATTACTGCTAAGACTAATCCTAAATTACATGAGTTAGTAGAAGAGCTAGTGCATGAGTTAAGTAGATTTACGTTAGCTGGAGGGGTAAAGGCATTAACGCATGATGACGCTATAGACTTATTCAATCAATTATCAGAAATGGAAGTATTTATACCAGCAGGTGGTGGTGTAGTTTTTGATCAAGAAGAAGAAGAACTTAAAGGTTTAAAAGATAGAGAATGGAAAAATGTTTGGGGAGATTTTGAAGAACATGAAAGTGAATACAGAAATTCTAGTACTGTATTTTAATATTATTTATGATATTCTTCAGAAATGTGTATACACTTTAAAAACAGCTGTTAGGAGCTTATAGTGCTGATTCAGGAAGTAATTACAGTTGCTAAGCACAGCGAGCTTAACAGCTTAGCGGTAAAACAAGATAATTTAGCTATATTAGCCTTTATAAATTTAGGGCTTATAGAGCTATATAAAGAGTTTATTTTACAGATAGAAGAAACTTCAATAATAGCAACAGTAAAAGATGAAAAAATAGAGTTGCCTTTAGATTTTATGTACCCGCTAAAAGCCTATTACATAAAAATTGTAAATAGCGAAGAAGTAAAAGAAGAAGTGTACTCTGATAAGCCTTCAGCAAAAAATCAAATATCTTTTACAAACAACAGTAAGGTTAAAGTACCAGCAGAACTAGTAGGTAAACAGATTTTTGTAGAGTACAGCGCTAAACCTCCAAAATACACGTTAGATAACTTAGACGAGGAGATGGCTCTTCCAGAAGTACTGGTAGACTGCTTACTTCATTATATAGGGTATAGAGGACACTTAGGCGTAAGAAGCGATGGGCAATCTGAAAATACTAGTCATTATGTAAGATTTATGCAAAGCGTGAAAAAAGCTAGAGACAGAGGCGTAATATCTTTTAAAAATACTCAAGAAATGCCTAATAGGTTATTTGATAGAGGTTTTGTGTAATGATTAAAAAAGCCCTTGGATTTTTGTTTGGAGAAAACAGCGCTATGAAATCTATAGAAAACATTGCTACTGAGTGGATTCAAACAGACACAGAAAAAGCTGAGGCTAAAACATTAATGCTAAAAGCTTTAGACCCTAATGGTTTAATGCGTAGACAACTATCAGGAAGAGTTTCTTTATTATATTCTTGGTATATATTTATAATGATGTGTCTAATAACTGTAGAATTTGTGTGTGCGTTTATGAGTTGGGAAGTAAATCAAGAAGCTTTGGCTGTAGCAACCAGTAAAATGACACAATTATTTATACCTATTACAAGCCTGTTTGGAGCAATAGTTACAGCCAGTTTTGGTGTAAATGCTTATAACGTTAAAAAAGCCGCTCAAGGAACTGAGTAAAAATTAGTTAGCTAATTAAACTTTAAGTTAGGGTTAAGATGGAAATTAAAATTAAAAAAAGCGAACTACTAAACGCTCTTAAAGCTGACATAAAATCAGCAGAAGTTCTTAAACGAGATCAAGACTCGTTAATTGCTAGGTGGAAAGCTGAATATAACGGAGAGTTATATGGCAATGAACAAGAAGGTAAATCTAAGATTGTTTCTAGAGACATTAAAAAACAGTCTGAGTGGCAACATGCAACTATAGTAGATCCTTTTGTAAGTACGTCTGACATTATTAAATGCATTCCTATTACTTATGAAGATAGGAAAGCCGCAACTCAAAATGAGTTACTACTTAACACTCAATTTTGTAGAAAATTCGATAGGTTTAATTTTATAACTAAAGCAGTAAAAATATTCGATAGAGAAGGCACAGTAGTTGTCCAGACTGGCTGGGACTATGAAGAAAAAGAAGTAGAAAAAGTAGTTGAAACAGTAGTTACAGACGAATTTGGTGAAGAATCTATAGTAGAAGAAACAATTACAGAAACAGTAGTTGTAAGAAATCAACCTACTGCAGTTGTAAGAAGAAACGAAGATGTTTATATAGACTCTACTTGTCAAGATAATCAAGATAACGCTCAATTTATAGCTACCCGCTATGAAAGCGATTTATCTACTCTAAGAAAAGACGGAAGATATAAAAATTTAGATAAAGTAAGCCAAGATTGTGCTGGAGACTTTGATTATGACTCCCCTGATGATACGCATTTTAGATTTACTGATGAACCAAGAAAAAAATTATTAGTTTACGAATATTGGGGAAACTACGATGTAGATGGAGATGGTATTGCTGAGCCTATAGTATGTGCTTGGATAAATAATACAATCATTAGGTTACAATCTAATCCTTATCCTGACGGCAAACCTCCTTTTATAATCGCACCGTTTAATAGTGTTCCTTTTCAGATTCATGGAGAAGCTAACGCAGAGCTTATAGGCGATAATCAAAAAGTAAAAACAGCAATTATACGTGGAATTATTGATAACATGGCTCAGTCCAACAATGGACAAGTGGCTACAAGAAAAAACTCTTTAGACCCTACAAACAAAAAAAGATTTTTAGACGGTAGAAACTTTGAGTTTAACGGAAGTCCTTCTGATTTTTGGCAAGGCAGTTACAATCAAATTCCAGGTTCAGCGTTTGATATGATAGGCTTAATGAACAACGAAATAGAGTCTTTAACAGGCACTAAATCCTTTAGTGGAGGCATTAACTCAGGTAGTTTAGGAAACACCGCTACAGGCGCTAGAGGAGCTTTAGACGCTACTGCTACAAGACGTATAAACATAGTTAGAAACGTAGCAGAAAACCTTATTAAACCTCTTATTCGTAAGTGGATGGCTTACAATTCTGAGTTTTTAGAAGATGAAGAAATAGTAAGAATAACAAATGATACTTTTGTACCTATAAGAAAAGACGATTTAGAAGGCAGAATAGACTTAGATATTACAATATCTACTGCAGAAGATAACGCTGCTAAATCTCAAGAATTGTCTTTTTTACTGCAAACATTAGGTCCGTCAGAAGATCCAGCTATAAGACGTCAGATTATGGCAGATATAATGGAGCTTATGAGAATGCCAGATCAAGCAAAAAGAATGAGAGAGTATGAGCCAACACCAGATCCTGCTGAACAAGAAATAAGGCAGCTAAAATTAGAAAATGCTAAACTAGAAAACGAAAAAATAAAAGCTGAGATTGCAGATAAATATGCAAGAGCTAAAGAAAACGGAATAGACGCGCAATTAAAAACTAATAAAGCTGCTGTAGAAGCTGCTAAAGCTCGTAAACTTACCAGCGACGCTGATATGATAGACTTACAGTTTTTAAAGCAAGACGAAAATGTTGATAATTTAAACAAATTAGAAATGGACGAATTAATACACATGCGTCAAAAAGAGCTTGAAATATTAAAACATAAAATTAATATGGCTCAAATGATGGAACAAAAACTAGCTGGTGATACTAATATTGGAGTTATAAGATGAGTTTAATTGAGCAGTTACAAAAAAGAAAACAAGATGAAGCAGACTCTAGGGAACTAGCCGCTATAAGAGCAGAAGACAATAAAAACAGGCTAATGGGTATGGGAAGAGAAGAAGGAGCTAATTCTGCTTTAAGTGCAGTAGAAGCCCGATTAGCAGAAATAACAGCTGCTCAAAATGCTTTTGGTCTTGACCAGCAATGGGCTAAAGGAGTAAATAGTTTAACAAACAAAGCAGATAGCTACCCTTTAACTTTAGACGATGTTAGAACAGTTGCTAGAAACAGAAATCCTGTAGAGTTAGAAAAAGAATTTGATAGGTTGGTTAGAGATGACGAACCTTTAGATTTTAACGATATAGCTTTTTTAAGTAGAGATCCTAATAAAATTTCTGATACTGATATAAGACCAGATGTAGATTATTATAATAATGCTCCAGCAAATAGAGAAGATCTTATAAGAGCTTTGAAAAAAGGTTTTGCTACTAACGATCAAAGCATTAGAGAACAGAAAAACGGTATTGATAAAATGCTGTTTGAAGAAAATAATAAAGAA